CCCGGCCCCTCTTCTACTTCTTCACGTAAAATCATAAACTTTCCTTCTCCCTCTGATTTCTCTTTCACACCCTCTAACGCTTTATGTGTTTCCTTTGAATACACCAACTGGTAAGAAATGGGAATTTTTTCTTTATATACAACCCACAAATAAATCCAATTTGGTTCATCAATATAATGTTTAAGATACAATCCCTCTTTTGGTTTTTCAATTCTTGGATATCCCAATATTGAGGTATATGTTACATAAGTTGATGCAACCAAAATGAGAAAAAGTGGAATAAACCAAATCAAAAACTTTGGGCTCTTTCTTTCCTCAATCAATACCCACAAACATATGACAGCGAAAACAACTAATCCTAATATTAAACTCTCTATCATCTTCCTGTATCTCCTGTTGCACCTGTAAAGTTTCGTGGAGCTTGCATATTTCCCAATTCTTGCAACGGAGTCACAAACTTTTTCTTTTCAAATGTAAATGGTTTAAGAACTTTTCCATCTTGATCTAATCTAAATCTTAAAAAAGTTTCTTCCTGTCCTCTATGATTAAATTGTTTCTCTCCTACCCACAGTATTGAATATGGATTTACCTTGTGTAATTCCACTCTTACTGTTATAACTGGTTTTTTAGGATTGATCTTATCATAACTTCTTAGCGAATAATAATGACCATTGACGGTATATTCTCCCTTGATAATTCCACGAATAGTTACTACTTCCCTATTAATTTTTACAGTTGATATTGATCCATCCGCATTAACTACAGTATCATTCATTGCACCTAAATCATCTTTATCTAAGTGCATATAATTATGATTATGATATCTAAAACTAACTTGTTTACCCGTGGGATCTTCAACATAGAGATCAATATCTCCACTAGCATCATTGTCCCATTCCATCACAACAACAAATTCAGCTCTTCTATTGAAATCTTCTTTTTTCGCTTCTGGTTTTATAAGAAGGAATGCTATTATGAAGAGAAACGCAAATCCAACAAGGATGTTGAAAAGGAGATCTGTAAAACCAATGGTGGATTTATACTTTTCATTATTCATTTAGCGCTACTTCAAGATTCACCAATTGTACCTTGATGATAAGTGAAGTCACCAATCCAACCAGAGTTGTCCAAAGAGCGGTACTCATTCCTATTGCCATGTCTGACAATGCTTGTTGTAATGTTGCCGCATTTGATACATCTACATTTTCAAACGCTGTTCCTAACATTATCAAAAAACCAGTAACAGTTCCTACCATTCCAAGTGCAAGGCATGATTCTGAGACGAACCATCCTACATCACTTTTCTGGTCATAGTCTTGTCTTATTCCAACTTTATAAGTTTTTGTACCAATCCAAACTGAAGTACATATAAAAATAGAAATTATAAAAAAACTCAACCGTGTCACATCAGCTGCGTATAAATCTTTGTGTATGTTAAAATACACACACGTACTTAAACCCAATAACGTAATACAAAATATTAACCACCATTTGAGTAATGATTTCATTTCTCCCTTAAATTTCGCATGAATTCCCCACACATGCCATTTCTTGACTCGCTACGGTAAAGTCTTTTGACTCATATTTTGCCAATTCTTCCCAATTTGCTTCTTTAGGAATTAGTTTTGATAATTCATTATATTCTTTTTCTGTACAATCTTGGTACGGTGCTTGTCTATAAGTATGATCACTAAATGGTAAAAAACTAATACCACTAATATCATCAAAATTATCATAAACCCATGCAGCTGTATTAACCCACTCATCTTCCTTGACAGATACCGTTATACTTGGTTTATGTTCACACCAATGTTTTGCATAGGTATGCCACAAAGATAACTGTTTCCATGCTGTCATTTCATTTCTACAAATTGCGCCTTTCGGGCTTTTCATAGGAAAACTGAATACTGTAGTATGATCTGGTTTTGTTACATCTGGCTCATTTGGAAATCCCCTTTCTTTCATCATTTGACAAAGGGGGTCTTTATTATCGGCTCGTACAGTTCGTATATAATAGGGATTATGACGAGCATGAATACCACTAGCACTGTCAACGAGCTGAGAAACAGTTCCACTCGGTTTGACACAAGTAATGGCTGCTGCACTATTGATTCCAAGTATGTCCGCCCATTTTTTATTAGTTTCATAAGCCACTTCTTTTAAATCTTCCAAAAGATTTTCTAATCCCTTTTTAGATCCGTTTGTAAGAGGATTATCCATTATTCCTGTGAGTGATACTCCCAATAACCTCTCCTCATCACAATTTCTTTTCCATTCTCTGGAAAGATACTTGTACTCAGTAAGGGTTGATTGAAATGTTCCAATGATAGTCGCAATTCTAACCTTTTCTTTGAGAGATTCGCGAGTGTCTTCTCGTCTGACAACGCACTCTGAGAGGTTACAGAATTCTCGTGACCGTAAAATGATTTCGCTGCAAGGATTGGTGCCGAAATCTTCTCTCGCCACTCGACGCTGAATGTATGTGCCATCTTCATTTTTCCTTTCAGTATTTAATTTTTCAGTATGCCTTTGAGCTGACATACTACTATAAATTCCACGTTCTCCTGACTTTGAATCATATAAGGATAACCACTCTCGCATGAAAGTTCCAACATCTGGTTTTTCTTTATAATTTACGGAATTGTTTGCGAGTGATCGTTGTATATTAAATTTGGCCCATTCGCCATGTTTACCGAATCGCATTTCTCTATCATTAAGATCACTAAGACTAATGAGAGCGCTCCTTCGAACGCCTCCAACTACAACAATTTCAGCAGTTTTACAAACAATATCATGACATTCTATTGGATGAAGTTTTCTCCCCGCAGCACTTTTGAATGAATTAACAGTAAAAGTAAATAAATCCACTAACGGGGCAGGGCCTGATGCCCTTCCTCCAAATGTTTTTAGGGGTTCTCCCGCAGCCCGTACCCTAGATACGTCCCACTTTGGAATCTGCCCGCCATATAATAATGATATTAATTCTTTGAATGCTTTAGCCCATCCCAATTTTGAATCTGCTACAATAATGGTTGTTTCAGTTTCATATAATTCATCTGGGATCGCAGGTAGCTGAGAGGTGTATGTTTCTTCTACTGAAAATCCTACTCCTGTTCCATTCATTAGCACATACAGGATTTCATCGAATGATCTTTGATTATCTACCTGTATATAGGAACAATTATAACCCGCAATGTTTTCTTTTTCTAACGCTGGCCCTGCAGTCATAAGACACCTCATAGATGGCATTACTTTGAGATCTCTAACTGCTTCTTCTAGTTCTACTCTTTGACCATTTTCTAAGTTATATTCACATTTTTCTTTTAAATGTTTTTGGAAAAAATTAAAATAACGATCTACCGTTTCTCCCCACGTCTCTCTTCGTTTTTTATCGTAATCCCATCGTGCATATCGTGAAAGATGAATGAATTGTTGGTATTCAGTCGGTAGTGTCATTGTCAGCTCCTATTTTAATTTTTTCTAAAAATTCTGTTTCTTCTCGTCCTGATAATCGATTAGTCGCGGTGATATTATAGAGATTGTCTTTTATAATCTCCATTTCATGTTTTGAGAATGTAACCGCATCTCTATCATAATCTTCAAATGCTTCACAACATAAAGGAAATTTTGGCTTCACTAATTCATACATCGCATTTGCATAATCTTGTATTTCCCTTTGAGCATGTTTATCTGCTCTTAATTTAACAAAATGAAAAAAATTATGAAGGTCTATTTTCCATATACACTCCGTATAGTTAGCAACAGGAAGCACTGCCCTTGCTAATTCTTTTGTTAATTCTTCATTCAATAAATTTTCATATGCTATTTGAGCATTATCATAAATCCTATTGAATTCGTAATGTAATAAACCAGTAGAAGGAAGTACTTCACTCCTTCCTTGGTTGTTTGTACTGGATTGTTTTTGAAGGTAATCAGCCTCAGGCAGATAGTATTCATTACTCATCACTGAGTAACGGCCAGAGTACTCGTTTAGGTTTGCCGTCCTGTGTCTTACGAGTTGTCTCATTATAAAAATTGGTAATTTCAAATGGAACTTAACTTCACACATCTCAAAGGGTGAGGTGTGTTTGTGTTTCATTAGGTAACGGATAAGGTTCCGCGTTTGATTTACCTTTCTTGTTCCTTTTCCATAACTAATACGAGCAGAGTTCTCTACTTCTTCATCGTCGCCCATCACATCTAGAAGTTTTACAAATCCTAGTTGATGAATGGTCTTCATACCTAAACTTTTTTCCAACTATGCACTTCCCACTCACCCCGCTGACCAGAGTAAGTATTTGTATTTATAATTTCAACTAACCGAGCATCCTTTATACTGGTTAGAACCATGTCGTTGATATCCTTACAAGTAATTGAATTTGGCCAGATAACCACCTTCCATCCATCTTGCAAAGACTTTATCATATTTCTTGCTATTTGAAAATTTCTTGGTTCATTGTCAAATATGAGTGTGGTCTTATCTTTATCAAGGATACTCAAATCAGACATATCCGCACCAGCCATTGCGAGACAATTTGGGAGAAAGAGCGAGTCAATTGGGCCCTCTACCAAATATGTATGTTGGTCTGAATTCCACCTCTCAAGTCCAAATACCTTTGGTGCGTTTTCATGTACCTTAATAGTTACATATCTAACTTTAGATTCTCTGAGGGCCCGCCCTTGTGCTCCGATAAGCTGGTTGTCTTTATCGAAAAAGGGTATCACTAATCGTGGTTCACTCTGACGCAATGTAGAGTAATCCACTTGACATACTGATAAGGCCCATTTCTTGAAATCTTCTGCATAGAAGATTTTATCCATAAATTGCTGAGGTATTTCTCTACCTTCACAATAAACTCTTGCGTAATGTTCTTTTGGTAATGACTCTATAG